ATGGGCGGATCAGCTGCTGGTGCAGGTGACGAACTCGGTGGTGACGAATTCGGTGGTGACGACATGGGCGGCGACCAATTCGGCGGAGAAGAAGAAGATGAAGGTTATACTTTTGAAGCTTCTGAAGACGACGAAGAGGAAGACGATGAAGTAAAAGAAAGCCGTGTTGCTAAGACACAGGGCGAAAGAATGCGTGAATACATTGAAAAAGTTTCTGCAACAATGGACGGTGGCCTAGTAGGCGGTCGTACAGGCGAAACAATGTCTGCTCCTAAGGAAGGCAAAAGCCCAATTAGTTCAGGTTCAGGTAAACCAACCAGTGGTGCAAGTGCTAAAAACATTGTACAAGGTGGTAAGGGCGCAGGTGAGTTCACAGGAACTGCACCTAACGCAGACAAGGGTTCACGTGGACTAGTAGGCGCAACAAAAGGTGAATTTACAAGTGCAGGAACAAAGAATGTTTCCGGAAGCGCAAGTACAAAGAAGCCAGATGGTGCGAAACTAACTCCAGTTGGTAAGCCTGGTAACAAAGAATTTGCAGGAGTTGGCGCTAAAACAGGCGGTGACAAAGCAGGTCAAACAGGCAACGGCGATAAGAAGAGCCCACTATCCGGCGCTCCAAATCGCGCGAAGTAAGGAATAACGATGTCATTGTACTTACGAGAACATCTAAGTTTTGATCAAGCTCGCGTTATTTTAGAAAACGACGGCGAGAATGGAAAGAACCTTTGGTTAAAGGGAATTTGCATTCAAGGCGGGATTCGCAACGCTAACCAGCGTGTGTATCCAGTTGATGAAATTACAAATGCTGTTAAAACTTTGAATGACCAAATACAAAATGGTTATAGTGTTCTCGGTGAAGTAGATCATCCAGATGACCTTAAAGTAAACCTGGACCGTGTAAGCCACATGATTACAGATATGTGGATGGACGGTCCTAATGGATATGGTAAGATGAAAATTTTACCTACTCCGATGGGCAATCTTATTAAGACAATGCTAGAATCAGGTGTAAAACTTGGCGTAAGTAGTCGTGGTAGCGGTAACGTTAATGACGGCAATGGTCACGTTTCTGATTTTGAAATCATTACAGTTGATATAGTAGCCCAGCCAAGTGCTCCTGGCGCTTACCCAACACCAATATATGAACACCTTATGAATAACAAAGGTGGATATGCTGCGTGGATGGTAGCGCAAGAAGTTAAAGAAGATCCAAAGGCCCAGAAATATCTTCAAGAATCTCTCTTGAAGATTATTAAAGGTCTAAAATAAGCCCGAGGAGAAATAGATGTTGGACGCATTCAAAAAATTAGTCGAAAGTGGAGTAATGTCAGAACAAGTAAGTTCTGCTGTTCAAGAAGCTTTTGACGCTAAAATCATAGAGAATCGCGACCAAGTCACCGCGCAACTACGTGAAGAATTTGCTCAAAGATATGCACACGATAAGGGTGTTATCATTGAGTCCGTTGAAGCACTGTTGAGCGAAAGATTGGCCGCAGAAATGGCTGAATTGGCAGAAGACAGACGTGCTTTAGCGGAAACCCGTGCAAAGTATGTTCAAAAGATGACAAGTGATGCAAGCATCATGGAAACATTCGTCTCTCGTCAATTAGCACATGAACTCGTAGAATTTCAAAACGATCGTAAGAGAGTTTCTGAGAATTTTGAAAAGCTAGAGCAGTTCGTGGTACACGCACTTGCTAAAGAACTATCAGAATTTGCCGAAGATAAAAAAGATCTAGCTGAAACAAAAGTCAGACTGATCTCTGGTGCTAAGGCAAAACTAGACGAAGTAAAACAACAATTCATTAAACGTGCTGCTAAAGCAGTTGAAACAACTGTAGAAACAACATTACGTCACGAAATTGGACAATTGCGTGAAGATATTGATTCTGCAAGAACTGACAGCTTTGGTCGTCGAATTTTTGAAGCATTCGCCCAAGAATACCAGTATTCACATCTTAACGAAAAATCTGCAACAACTCGTTTGTTGAAGGTTATAGAAAAGAAAGAAGCTGCGCTTGCCGAAGCAAACCAATCCAGAATGTTGGCAATGAAACTAGCAGAATCTAAGGATCGTGATCTACGTATCCAGAGAGATCTGATGGAGCGTGCAAACATACTTGGTGAATTGTTAGCACCTCTACGTGCTGACAAGCAGGGAATTATGAGAGAACTATTGGAATCAGTTGAAACCAAGAGACTAGCACATTCCTTTGACAAATACCTACCAGCAGTCATGGAGGGCGCCACTAGAAAACCGAAAGCTTCTGCTGTTTTAACAGAAGCAGCTGAAGTAACGGGTGATCGCGAAGTAAGAAAGTCTGAGGCAAGCTTAGACAATATATTAGATATCCGCAAGTTAGCGGGACTAAAATAAAACATTCAAGGAGAATATAAAATGTCAAAACTTCTGAACGAAAGATGGTCAGAAACCAAAGAAGCTCTGCTTGAAGGACTTCAGGGAAATCGTCGTTCTGCAATGGGTGTGTGCTTAGAAAACACACGTAGACACCTAGCAGAAAGCGCAACCTCTGGTGCTACTTCAGCAGGCAATATCGCAACACTTAACCGCGTCATTCTACCAGTTATTAGACGTGTTATGCCTACTGTTATTGCCAACGAAATCGTTGGTGTACAGCCAATGACAGGACCAGTTGCTCAGATCCACACATTGCGTGTTCGTTATGCAGATAACGGCGCTGATGTAGTTGCAGGTGAAGAAGCATTGAGCCCATTCAAAATTGCTGCTGCATACTCAGGTAACGATCAGCCAACAAATCCTAAAGCTAACAGCACTGCTGCGCTTGAAGGCGCTCCTGGTCGTAGAATGAGCATTCAGATCTTGAAGGCAGCCGTCGAAGCTAAGAGCCGTAAGCTCAGCGCTCGTTGGACCTTTGAGGCAGCTCAAGATGCACAAGCTCAACAGGGCATTGACATCGAAGCTGAAATCATGGCAGCTCTTGCACAGGAAATTACAACTGAAATCGACCAGGAAATTCTTGCTTCTCTACGTGCTCTTGCAACCGTAGAAGAAACATATGACCAGTCACTAGTTTCAGGTACTGCAACATTCGTTGGTGATGAACATGCTGCTCTAGCAATTCAAATCAACCGCGTTGCAAACTTGATTGCACAGCGCACACGTCGTGGTGCAGCTAACTGGGCAGTTGTTTCTAACCAGGCACTAACAATCTTGCAGTCTGCTACAACATCAGCGTTCGCACGTACCACAGAAGGTACATTTGAAGCACCTACAAACACCAAGTTTGTTGGTACTCTAAATGGTGCAATGCGTATATATGTTGACGCATATCGTCCTGATAGCGACGATAACAACCAGGTTCTTATTGGTTATAAGGGTACAAGCGAAGCAGATGCTGCTGCGTTCTATTGCCCATATATTCCTCTAATGAGTTCTGGAGTTGTTCTAGATCCGCAGACATTTGAACCAGTAGTTGGTTTCCTAACACGTTACGGTTATGTCGAGCTCACGAATACCGCATCGAGTTTGGGGAACGCCGCAGATTACCTAGGTAAGGTTGCTATTACATCTGCAAACGTAAGCTTCAAGTAAGTTTAAGTGTGTAAATAAATTGAAAGCGCGGCGAAAGCTGCGCTTTCTTTTTGACTGCAAAAAATTAAACTAAATAAAGAGTTAGAGTTATTATGCAGCACCCACTGCGTATGGCATCGAACGTCATTTAAGGAGAAAACAAATGGGAAGACCGATTAAAAGTAAATATTTTGGTAATAGAAATTACCCTTACGACAACGAGCAAACAGGTGGAACAACTGGTGTTGGTGGCGAAGGCGTTGCTACTATAGTTGTCAACAACTCTGGTACAAGCTACGCAACAAGTGCAACATTGAACTTGGCATTTACTGCTCCGCAGATTGCAGGTGGTGTTNCAGCNGCAGGTACAGTTGTTACAAATGGCACAGGTAGAGTATCTACCGTTACTCTATTGACATCTGGTACAGGTTACACAAGTATTCCTACTGCCACAGTTGTTGGTGGAACAACAGGAACTACTGCTACTTTCACAGTCACACTAAGTTCTGCATTCACCAATGCAATTAGTTTCACATCCTATCTTACAACAGGTTCATCACAGGTAACAGGCGGTGACATCATGAAGCAAGAAAGTTCACGTCGTTACCTTGTTCGTAACTCACAAGGACTCGGACGTTGCAAACTTGCAGCAACAAACACATTGGTACCAGGTACAATGAATATCATTGCTACTGATTACAGTGGTGCAACTTATTTCGTTACTAAGTTGACTGCTCGTAAAGCAACATTGATCAACAGAACATCAACCAGTACTTCACTTGTACCACTTGTTTCTGATGGTACTGTGGTTACTGGCCGCACGGGTTGGACATTTGGTGCAGCTACTGGAACAATTGTTACTATCGCTAACGTTTAATAATATGGGGGAGAAATCCCCCATATTTTAATCATAGATTGACATATGATTGAGTATATATTATACATGAAGTTTGTATAGTACTGGAGCATATATGCAATCAATTAGTGGTAAATTGGCTTTGAAAACAAGTTTGGATTGGCCAGAAATCAAAGACGAATTAAAACGCATGAGTAAAATGCTTCCGGCATTTTCCACAGATTTTTATAAAATAATGATTCATCTAGATAAATTACTCAAGGATTTGGGAAATTTAGAGATAGAAGTTAGGTGTAGAAAATCAGTGTCAGCTACAATTGCATGTGATGCGATAGTCAAACAAATAAATGATGAATTGAAATTAATTCAAAAAATTCATTTGATGAGTATTTTAAGTAGGTAAGATGGCATATATTCCCAATAGTGTATCGTTGTCGAGTACTGATCCTGATAATGAAATATCATGGTTCAGTACCCCAACTACATCATTGGGATTTTTAATGAATGCACGATGGGGAACCGTGCGTCCATTATTACACAGAAGCAATTCTGCCACAGGCGGCCTTAGAGATAAAACATGGGCAATTACTTGTACAAATTTTAACATGAATGATTTACCAGAAGTTATCACTG